GAGGATAGATGAGAAATGAGTGAAATTTAAGAGGGTTACTGGCAGAAGTAGTTCGTATTGAAACTATTGATCCTATCCCAAATGCTGATGCAATCGAAGTGGTCACCATTCGCGGATGGAAGGTTGTCGTTCAGAAGGGACTCTACAAGGTCAACGATCTTGCGGTGTATTTCTCCATTGATGCGCTTCTTCCGGAAGAACCGGAATTCGAATTCCTTCGTGATCGTTGCTATGTGAGCAAGACACAGGAAGGCGCTGGTTTCCGTATCAAGACGATCACCCTTCGCAAGCAGATTTCCCAAGGCATGCTTATGCCGATGGCTGAAATGATGCGGCTTCTCGGTGGGGTTATTCCGCGCGAAGGAACCGACGTGACCGAAATCCTGAATGTCAAGAAGTACGAAAAGATTCTTCCGGCTGAACTTGGCGGTAATGCCCGTGGCAACTTCCCTTCGTTCATTCCCAAGACCGACGAACATCGTATCCAGAACTTCATCGGAAAGTTCAAGAACGAATATCGCGATCACGAATGGGAAGTGTCCCTGAAGTGTGATGGTTCGTCTATGACCGTCTATTATAACGGAACACTTCCTGCCGATCCNGCAAAGACGATTGGCGAAAAAATCGCCCGGTTTTTCTCGGAACTGTTCAATGGCAAGAAGGTCGGTCGGTTTGGGGTTTGTTCGCGCAATCTTGACCTGAAGGAATCCGCCGATAACACATTTTGGAAGGTGGCTCGCGAATACGATCTTGAAGGAAAGCTTCGTGACTATTTTGACCGGACCGGGAAGTCCATCGCCATTCAGGGCGAACTTATGGGACCGGGCATTCAGAAGAACCGTGAAGAGCTTGTCAGGCATGATCTGTACATCTTCAATATTTGGGATATCGACGATCAGCGTTATTGGACTTCGTCTGAACGTGTTCAGTTCGCCAGTGAATATGGTCTGACACTTGTTCCGGTTTATGGAGTTTTCAAGTTCGAAAACCATGAATGTGAAGACTTCCTTAAGGATGCCGATACCGGTTTTGGTGGTAAGTCTATCAAGCACCCGATCCGCGAAGGTCTGGTCTACAAGTCTGTCATCGATCCTAGCGTATCGTTCAAGGCAATCTCCAATCGTTATCTCATGAAGTGCGAAGAATAAGGAAATATTAGTTGACATTTGAATTGTCTAATAAACAGCAAGAGGCGTCCGATGCTGTTAGAAAGTGGTTCATCAACAAAGACCTACATGAAGAGAAGCCGATTTTTCGGCTTTTCGGTTATGCCGGTACGGGTAAGACCACTATCACCAATCATATCATCGAACAGTCTAAACTATCGAAAGACCAAGTGAAGTTTGGAGCATTCTCTGGTAAGGCGGCGATGGTTATGAAAAAGAACCAACTTCCCGCCACCACTATTCATTCCATGATCTATGACGTTGTTCCGCCTGACGAAAAGGAAACTGAAAAGCTTCGGATGAAGCTGGTAAATGGAAGGTTCAATGACGACGAAAAGCGCCGGATCAGACAAGAGATTTTGGAACTATCCAAACCTCACTTTTCTTTGAAAGAACAGGACAAGCTCAAGGGAATTCAACTTATCGTTCTTGACGAATGTTCAATGGTGAACAATGAAATGCTTCTTGACATTTTGACCTTTGACATTCCATTGCTGGTATTGGGTGACCCCGGTCAGCTTCCCCCAATCGAGGGAAAGAGTCCTTTGACCGACGTTTCCCCTGATGTTATGTTGACTGAAATCCATAGACAGGCAGAAGGTAATCCGGTCATTTGGCTGGCGACCCAAGCCAGACTTGGACGAAGCATTCCATATGACACCTACGGCGATAGTCTGGTTATGCCTCTACGCAATATCACCCGGTCGATGATGTTGGGATTTGATCAAATCATCACCGGAAAGAACGTCACTCGCCGGGAAATTAACACGCGGATTCGCGACCTGAAAGGCTATGAAGGGTTATATCCAAACGTCGGTGAAAAGTTGGTTTGTCTTAGAAATCGACATGAGGATGGGTTGTTCAACGGGATGATCTGCTATGTCGAAGAAATTCTTGATCAGGATCAAATTTCGATTCAGTACAAGATCAGGAAGGAAACCGACACGGATGATGATGAACCTTCCGTCGTTCATATTCTGAAAGCACATTTCGATTCCTACAAGAACGAATATGCAATGGACAAGGTGAAGTTGAGCGACCGACTATCTGTCAACGAATTCGACTTTGGTTATGCCATCACAGTTCACAAAGCGCAGGGTTCCCAATGGGATAATGTTTGCTTGGTTGACGACGGTATGTTTAATGGATACGGCAAGCCCGGTGATCGGGAAAGATGGTTGTACACCGGGATTTCCCGTGCGGCTGAAACAGTAACTATTGCAAGATGAGGAATTTATAATGGAAAAGATAATTCGATATGAGCATGAAATACTTTCGTTCATGGGAACCCCTGTACCAAAGGATATTGAAGACGAATTGGTCGAACTGTTTGACGTTGTGGTCGACCAAATCGACAACCGATCATTTGACCACAACATGGTGAGCGCCACAATCACCGAAAGGGAAATCAGTGTTTCTATCTACGATGACGTAAACCGGAGCGTTTACTTTGGTGACACCAAAGACAGGATTTACATTTCTATTAGGACTCACGGATTGCAGATCACAATCACGGATTACAGCATGGTATTTCATTCTTCCTTGCGTCGTCGACTGACGAAAATCTTTGATAAGTCGAAGGCGACCGAAATTCAGAAGGATGATATTTCGTCGGTTTCGACGTTCGTCAAGGAAATTCGAGGGAAGATTTCGTGACTCGATATTATGCCGGAATTGGGTTCTTTATGCGGGAATCAAACGTATAAAACAACAAAATCCTAAATACTCTCATATAATCAATATATGGAGTAATTGGATTGGACTACAATTTAAGAACTGAAAATCGGTACACACTACATCCACAGAACAAAAAGCGGTGTTCAAAATGTCTATTAGTCTATGATGGTATCAGAGAAAATTTTGATATTCATCGTAGACTAAAATCCGGAGAAATCCAATATTCTTGGATGTGTAAGGCTTGTTCTGTAGAGAAACGAAGAGTGAAAAAGATTGCTATATGTAAGGACATCAACCTCTATGCTAAAAAGCTGTTAGCAGGGGTTCGCTGTCGTGCAAAGGAATTAGGTGTTCCGTTTGATTTAGATAAAGAATACTTAGTTTCCATTTGGAACAACCAAAATGGAAAGTGTTATTACACCGGTCAGCCGATGAATTTACAAGCTGCAAATCCCGGTAAGAAAAAAAGTCCACATGTAGATTTTCCATCATTGGATAGAAAAACTCCAAATCTAGGATATGTTAAAGAGAACGTCGTCTGGACCCTATATGGGATTAACCGTATGAAAAGCGACTTTTCAGAAGAACAATTCATAGAATTTTGTAAAATTGTAACGGAACGGTTTAATGAATGAAAATAAAATAAGATATTATTCTGGCGTGGGGAGTCGGGACACCCCACAAGTCATCCTGAATGACATGAAAGAAATAGCTCGCGTCCTTCGGGATGCGGGTTATGTTTTGAACTCCGGTGGTGCTGGTGNTGCAGATTCCGCATTCGAATTTGGTGCTGGCGATCTGAAACAAATCTTCCTTCCATACGATGGATTTAACGGTCGACGGGTTGACGATGTGCATTTCTTCATGCCAGACAATCCAGCCGCCAAAAAGATTGCTGCAAAATATCATCCGAATTGGAATCGATGCGGCTTTGCTGCGAAGCGGTTCCATACTCGGAATTCATATCAGGTTCTTGGTATGGATTTGAAAACTCCGGTAGACTTTGTCATTTGCTACACGGAAGGCGGATTGTTGAAAGGTGGAACAGCACAAGCCATGAGAATTGCCAAAGACCACGATATTCCGATCTTCAATCTTGGCAGACTTTCGAAAAATGACGTTCTCTATATGTTAAGGGATTATTTGAAATCAAATGAAATTTAAGCCAAGATACCGCTATGAACTTGACGTCATCATAGATGATGAAGTTGTCGCAACTCTCCCAATGAAACAGAGTGAATTGGCATTCTTCATCGGAGAAGGATTGATGGGAGAACTTTTCGGGTTGTATTTTACCCCGGAATCTACGACGTTCAAAACTGAAATCCGAACGATTCAGGTTGGAAATATTAACACAATCCGTGTTGGTGAAAAGGATTATGACGTTGTCAGGTTCGATTTGAACATGGAAGACGAAGACTTTTATGAAAAGTCGAAATCTGCAATGGAGGAATTAGGGTTTGAGTATTACAATAAGTGATCTTGTCGGAAGACATATTCTAACAACGGCTGCGATCTTCAGCGAGATTCCATATGGTCGGAATGAATCCAAGCAATGTGTTTCTGTCGGAATTGACGGCAACACTTATACATTCGTAGAAGACCCTAATGATGGATACCGATCCTATCTTGAGGAAGTTTTGGTAGAACCCGGAATCAATGAGAAGCTTGCTCTTGCTCCACTGATCAACCGTGAAGTTTTAATCGTCCATTACGAAGGGAACGCCAGCCGCCAAGATGATTTGATCCAAATTTATGACATGGACACAGGTCATCTTTGGTCAAGGATAGGAACTGAAAACACAGACGACTATTACCCATATTGCATTCTGGAATGGAACGCTATGGAACCGAATGGGTGTAATATGAAGCCTCTAAAGGCTATTCCGATTTCGGCGGCGAAAGCGGTTGCTGAAACATTTGGTTATGATCAGGTCATCATTTACGGTCGAAAGGTCGGTGATGCTGGTGGTGAGCATATGACCACATACGGAACCAATCACGCCCATTGCGAAATTGCTGCAAAGATGGGTGATGTACTAAAGAAGTTCATGGGATGGGAAGTTTAAAATTGTTTGAACGCCATGTTTTATATGGACATGGCGTTCCTTTCGTTGTAAGAAAAACTCGATTTGGGTATAACATTTCACATGATCAACGATGGGTTTGGCGGGCAAAGTCTTTGTCTGAAGCCCGATCCGTTGTGAAGAAAATCGGGCTTCAAAAATTGAAAGGTAATTGATATGGAATATTACGACCATAATGTCGAAATCGAACCGAAGTTCAAGTTCACCGGCAAGGTGAAGTTCTACGATGGCTATGTGGTTTTGCTCAAGGCGACCGACAAACAGATGAAATGGTTCTCTGATCACACTGCCTTCGAATATGTTTTGATTTCGGATTATGGCGGATACACAACCACTCACGAACGCGACAAGCGTCGACATGTCATCGTTTCATATTCTCAAAATGAAATCAAAATACCTATTGACCCTGCACTCGATCTGGTGTATTGATTTTATATAAGAGCAAAACATCCTTCGAAAGGAAAATCGACATGACCTATGCCCCGGTAAACACCAGTGATGTTGTTCTCGGCAGCTTCTATGAAAAGACCGAGAACAACATTTTCGAGTTTTCCGCCAATGAAAACGACAAGCCTGTCTGGTCTGAATATCCCATTAAGGTGTGGGTATCCAAGAACGCTTTCCGGTGGGCAAAGGTCTTGAAGACTGTCGCATATATCGTCGTCGATGAAGACGCAATCGGCATGCCAGTCGTCGAAAAGTGGGACATCAAGAAATTCCGGACTTACGATAGGTGATCATGTCATGAAAAACATTGTGTTCGCAATTTCTCTACTGTTTCCCACATCGACATTCGCTTGTGATGCGATGAACCTCTATATGGAAAAATGGGGGTTGGTCGAACATAATGTCATTTTCGAGACAGTAGACCACACACAACGAATTCCGGTATACGTCTTTGATATGGAAGGTCGAACAGAACCCGACAAGCGATATGCTGTTGTTTGGTTTGATGAAAAGTCTTGTACGGTCGAAGCAGAATACCGGGATGTTTCTGGAATGCTCTATGTGATGGAATCTTCCGTCTTTGAAAGGATCGAATGATGAATGAGCTTGAAATCAAGATTTGGGAAACGAACCCGATCAGCTTCGCAACTTTCCGCCAAAGGCTGATGGCATTTTGTTATGAAAACAATGTTGCCCCGGATGATCTGATGATTGCCCCATACACCGAAGAAGTGTATGGTGAAACCGTCGAAATGGGAATCAAGATTTCCTATGAAAGGAAGAACGAAGAATGAATACCAAGATCATCCTGCTATTCGAACGGTGTGTTAACGGGGTTCGTGTCATTGTATGGCAAGACTATTACAATGACGGTGAAGTTGAACTGACCGACATCATGGAAGTTACCGGAGAAAGACCGATCATTCAATCTCGCAATGTCGTTGACAATCTGTCCCGGTTCATGTTCGGAACCGAAGTCATCATCGAATGTGATGGTGTGATCGTGTTCGACAAATTCGATATCGACGAAGATCGTAAGAAGTTGGAAAAGTGGGTTCGTGAGAAGTTCAAAGAAACTCTTGCAATTCCACTTCAAGAGTCGAGGCTTGCATGACCAAAGAACTAAACATCATTTCCAAGACCATCTATGGTTCGCG